ATAGTTCATACAAAAGAGTTACTGGTGGAGCTATTAGGCAGGTGAGATAATATGGGAAAAAAGATGCCTGCAGATCCTATAAAAAGAATAGATGATATTCATTATATACAGGCATATATAAAAGCTCAAAATAAAACTCATAGCCATAGAAATTATATTTTATTTATTCTTGGAATTACTACTGGATATAGAGTAGGAGATTTAGTAACTTTAAGGGTAAAAGATATTAAAAGAGCCTTATCTTATGGATATTTTCAGATAGAAGAAGGTAAGACTAAAAAAATTAGAAAAGTACCGATAGTTTCAAATTTAAAGAAAGAACTAAAAGATTATATAAAAAATAAAAAAGATTATGAATATATGTTTTATAGCCAAAAAGGAAGAAATTTAGGAGTAAAGGGAGTAACTTATTTTGTAGTTCTTTAGCTTCTGCTAGCTTTTCTTGAGCTGCCTTTAAATCTGTATCTCTTAAGTTTCTTGCTTCATTTAATAATTCTGTTTTTTTGTTTTTTAATTCTTGTAATGTCATGTTAATTTCCCTCCAACAATAATAACTCTGTATCAAAATTAAATAATTTAATTTCATTTTCATTTTTTTCTATAATATTACTAGGAATATTACAGAATTTTTCTAAATAATCACTGCTACAAGCTACTGCTTGTAATGATGTTTCTACTTCAATCTTAAAATACTTTTCTGCTTCATCACTTGACATCCAAGTTTCATTATTAACCATTTCTTCAATTGTTTTTATATCAACATCATCATGAATATTCTCTTTATAAACTTGCATAATACACTCTTGTATTGAATCAAGATCTGTTGCCATTTTTCTAAATTCATCTGAATTAAACATTCCCCATATCCCAAACATAGGCTTATGTATCATGAATGATGAACCAGTCCTCATTACAACTTTATCACCAGCTAAAGCAATAACACTTGCAATGCTTGCTGCCAATCCATCAATATATACTGTTTTAAATGCATTATGATTTTTCAGCATATTATAAATGGTGATTCCAGCAAATACGGAACCACCACCACTATTAACATGAATATTTAAATCTTTGCCTTTAACTCCATCAAGGAATTTCTTTACTGCTTCTGGATATTGGTCTGTATCATCCCAAGCTCCCCACCAACTAGATACTATATCACCATAAAAATATAAATCTGCGCTATTTTCAGTTTGATTTTTTATTTCAAGGAAATTTTGTAAATTATCTACTGGGAATTGAATTTTACTCATTTTTAATCACCCCCTTTCGTTACTACCGCTGTATTAGGGTTAATCATATTTCTTAACCCTTATATATCAAGGCCTTTATGGCCAAGATTTTTTATATCACTCAAATTTTTCAGTATCATTTTTGCTCCTTCGGATAAAACTAATAGCATATACATAAACTAATTAGTTGCACTAACGGAGGTTTAAAAAATGATAACAAGACAAGAGATATTTAACATAGTTGATCTATTTACTTCACAATCAACAATTAATTTTTACGAAAACATATTTGATAATTTAGATTTATCATTTATACCTGAATTTATTGAATCAAAACGTGGACCAAAAGGCTATTCACGTCACGCTCTTACTAGAGCATTTGTTGTTATGAACTGTGAACATTTTAGAGAAATAACTCTACTTTGTGATTTTTTAAATACTAATTTAAAAATTGCTCAATTATGCGGATTTGACATTACTAAACCATTACCTTCTTATAGCGTTTACCAACGTTTTATTCATGATATTGATAATAATTTACTAAAGGAAATAATGAAATCACAAGTAAATGAACTTATAAAATTAGATGCCATAGATAACTCAATAGTATCTGTAGATTCAACCCCTATAAAAGCAAATACAAAGTATAATAATCCAAAATGTTTTTCTAAAAATAAATTTTCTAATGAAAAACATCCTAAATCAGATAAGGACTGTAAATTAGGAGTCCACACTGCAAATAATGAAGATTCAAAAAAGAATTATACTTTTTATTGGGGTTATAAAAATTTAATAATGTGTGATGCAAAATCAGGATTGCCAATTTATGAAGTAACTCTTACAGGCGAAAAAGCTGATGTTTCAAGTCTAATTAATTTTTTAGATAAAATAAATTCTTGGTTTAGCTTAAAAAATTCCAAAATTCTCGCTGATAAAGGTTTTGATTCTAAAGCAAACTATAATTACATAAAAGATGTTTTACATTCTGAAGCTTTTATTGCTAAAAATAAACGTAACAGCAAAACTGTTGAAACTATTTCTTGCGGTAACCCGCTATGCGAAGCAGGTTTAGCAATGCATAAAGACGGTAAGCAATATCTAAAAGGTTCAATAAAACAAAAATTTTGTTGTCCATTTAGAACATCAAAAGATGATTCTAAATGCCCTTGTAATCACCCTAAATATAATAATGGTCATAAAAATAGAGGATGTATAAAATATAAATCTATCAGTACAGACTATAGATCAACCGTCGATGATACATCAGATTATTTTAAACTATACTATTCAAAGAGAACTGAATCAGAACGCTACAATTCACGATTTAAGAATCTTAATCTTGAAAATGCCTCTGTTAGAAATATTTCTTCCATATCTAACCTAAATACTTTAGGTCACATATGCCTTTTAACAGTTGCTATTGCTGCAATTGTTAATAAAAAGGAAGATAAGATTTGTTCTCTAAGCAAGCTTAAACGAGCTAGTTAGCTCTTTAACAACCTAATATTTTACATTTTATTATCCTCATAGGGATAGTCTGCCCTTTTTTAGGTCACTTTATTACTAATAATCCTAATTTTCCTATTTTTTCATCTCTAATTAATATTCACTTTTTAAAAGATCAATTATGCTCATCTCTATACTACCGCTGTATCTAATCTTCTTATTGGTTCATCTCCACCTTTTATAGGCGCTAAATTAAAGACTTCTCTCCATTCATTTGGAGTTAAAGCTCCTCTATCTACCATTTGAACTAATTGAAGTTTAGTATTCATAGATGCATATTGTAAGTTTGAAGCTTCAAATATTATTTTATTTCCAAATCCTCTTTCTCTTCTTGAAAAAATCTTTCTAGTATATTCATTACTAAGTTGAATTGCAATAGGTTCTATT